CCGGATGCTCTCGCCCAGCAGGATCGCGGCGCGCAGCGCTGGCCATAGCTGCAGGTCGGTCTCGAGCCCGCCGACCTCGATCATCGTGGCGATGCTCTCCGAGAGCCGCGCGGAGTCGATGATGATCTGCCGCGTCGGCACCTCCTCGGCCTGGCCCCAGCTCGCGACCGACGCGCGAGCATCCGCCGTGATCGCCGCGGATGCGTACGCGAACGCGAACGCGCCGGCCGATGCGCTGGCGCTGGCGTCCGCGATCGCCGTGATCTCCGCGGTCGCGAGCGCGCGGGCGTAGGCGTTCGCGAACGCCATGACCGACGCCGATGCGTCGGCGCTCGCCGTCGCGCTTCCGCTCGCGCTGGCCGACAGCGACGCGTTCGCGGTGGCCGACGCGGAGACATTGCCCGAGACGTCGATCGATGCGGAGACGTCGAGCTCGAACGCCGCGCGCACGCTGATGTCGACCGGGGCGCGGAAATCGATCTTGGACGGAACCTCGGCGGGGAACCCCAACGCCGTGTCCTCCATGGCCTGATCTGCGTCGGCCGCGGCCGCGATCACCGAGCTCTCTCCGGTCGTCCCGGTCGTCCCTGCGCCGGCTGGCGAGACCGGCGTGAAATCCCCGGTCGGGATGAACTCGATCGTGGCGCTGACCACGCTGTGCTCGTCGATCTTCGGCTCGAAGTCGCCGACCTCGGCGTAGTACGAGCCCGCCATCGGGTGCGTGAAGATCCGGCGCTTGCCGTCGTCGACCGCGGCCTGCAGGCGCCGGAACAGCGAAACGGGCGACTCGAGCGATCCCTCCATCTCGTCGAACAGGATCGTCATCCGCGCGCGGCGCGCGCGCTTGCCGCGGTTCTGCGTCGGGTGGTCGTCGCCCGATGCCAGGTCATGGACGATGACCGTCCGGCCACCGTCCCACGCGATCTCCGATCCGAACAGCCGGATGTCTCCCCACGAGGACTCAAACAGCAGCGAGAAGTCGACGGCCATCACTTCCTCCGAATGTCGGTCGCGTTCCTGGTGGACGTTGCGACCTTGTTACCGTCGAGTTTTAGCTCATTGGGAATCCCGACAACATCCTTTACCGCCTTGCTCATGACCGGAGCCAGGCTCTCGGAGACGGCCTCCTTGAACGCCGCCACCAGATCGGTGTTGAGCTGGCTGCGCGCCTTGCCGGCAGCGATCTCGGCGTCGATGCGCTCGGCCTGGACCTGCTTGAACAGTGACGCCACCTTGTCGGCGGGGATGTTGGCGCTCTCGATGAAGCGCTCGCCGGCGGTTCGCTCCCCCTGGTTGCCCGAGTAGCGAGCGGCCACGGCGCGCTTCCGGGCCTCGTCGGTGACCTTGTCGCCCTCCATTCCGGCCATGATGTTGGCTGTCGCCTTGTCGTACGCCGCGCTCTCCGCGTACTTCAGATCGCGCAGCTCGGCGTATTTCATGCCCCGGCCGCGCGCCTCCCTGGCCAGCATCTCCTGACCGCCGTGCGCGAGCTGCTCCTTGTACGGGTTGTTGTTCTCGTTGCTCGACAGCGCGCCGCGGATCGACTTGCCGGCGCCATACAGCGCGCCGAACACGTCGCCGATCTTGCCGACGCCCTCCGCGATGGTGCCGACCTTGTCGACCATGCTCTCGATCACGGAGACGAACTTCTCGATTCGCTCCGGCGTGAACGCTTCCGCCACGGCGTTCTTCATCCGCTCGAACGCGATCACCATGCGCCCGGCGCTGCTGTCCGCGTACGTGCCCATGTCCTGGAAGATGACGCCGTTGGCGCGCCCCGCGATCTCGAGCGCCTGGAGGCGCGACACCGCGCCCTCTGCGCCGCCCTCGATCTTGGCGAACTCGCGAGCCGCCTCGTCGCCAAGCAGCATGCCGCGCCAGCCCTCGGTGCGGCCGAACATCTTCTTGACGCGCGCGGGGTCCTTCATCGCCTCGCTGCCCTGGATGTTCTTGAAGATCACCGAGAACGGCAGCAGGACCTTTCGCCCGAGCTTGTCGAGCTCCTTCGAGTAGATCTGGATGCCCTCCTTCTCGAAGCGCGGAGCGTATGACTGGATGCCAGCGTACACGCGCTGGATCATCGTGCCGGCCTCGGACGCGCTGTTCGCGCCGTCGCGCATGATCTGGAACATCGCCCCGGCCTGGATGGTGCCCTCGCGACCGACGACGCCGAACCGCTTGAACAGCGGAAGGATCGCGGCGAACTCGGCCGCCATCTGCTTGGCCTCGATGGCGCCGTCCTTGGCCTGGTTGATCAGGCCGCCCATCGTGTCCTCCATCTCCGTGTCGGGCACGGACATCGACCGGGTCAGCTGGTACATCATGCCGGCCAGGTCGGAGGTCGACGATCCCGTGGCCTGGGCCGCGCGCGCCAGGAGGTTCATCTTTGCGATCGTGAAGTTCTGCGCGCCGGCGAGGTCGACGTACGACCGTCCGGCCTTCAGGACCTCGCGGGCGTCGATGCCGATCTCGCTCGAGGTCTGGCGCGCCGCGCGCGCGATCTCATCGAGCTGCGCCGGCGTCTGGCGCGCCGAGATCCCGAAGCGCACCAAGGCGTCATTGAAGTCGAACACCGCCTTGCCCTGGTCGACGAGCATGTCGATGCCGCGGGTGGCCATCGTGCCGACCACGTTGCCCGCGGCGTGGCCGACCCAGTTGCGTTTGTCGTTCTCCTTGGGCGCGAGATGCAGCTTCGCGAGGACGTTCTTCGTCTGCTGCGCGAAGCTCACCACCATCTTCGCGGCGGCGCGCAGCGCGGCGGGAAGCCGCGCGGATGATGCGCTGATCTCGATCTCTGCCGTGCGCGAGCTCATGGCTTGTACCCCGTGTTGATGAAACGACGAACGCCGGGTCTCGGGGCTTCCCGAGACGCCGGCGCCGAAGCGTCAGAGATCCTGCCGACCGATGCTACCCGGGTGAGGTCGAGTCCGCCGTGGTCGGTTCCGACGACGATTGCCCATCCGTAGACGGCGGTGTCGGGGATGTCGATAGCTGGACACCCGAAGTAAGCAGCCAGAGCGACAGCTGCGCGACACCGAACGACTGCAATTGCTTCGCATTTTTTTTTTCAAATGCGTCGTTGATCTCGTTCATGGTCGCGCCGTCGAGCGCCGCGCGCGACCCCATCGGGTCGAGCCGATCGCGAACGTCGGCGTAGACCAGCGAGCACGCGACCAACATGTCGTCGTCGAGCTTGAGCCATCCGGCCAGCGACCCGAACGGCTTGCTGTGGTCGTCCGGGTCGCGCACCGCCAGCGCGAAGATGCGCGCGTGGCGGTTCATGTCGTACGCGAACGCGTTCATCGTGGTCGGCGGCAGCCCGACCTTCGCCATCGCCTCGAAGGTCGCCGCCTCGATCGCGCTCGACGCCTCATGCCCGAGGAGCTGGATGTAGGCGTCCCCCAGTATTGGTAAGACCACGTCCTCGCCTCGGGCGATCGTGCCCATCCTGGCCTCCAGGCGCGTCGGCGCCGCGGGGGCGGCCTTGGGCGGGTCCGGCGTCTCCAACGCAGCCTTGGGGATGCCAGACGTCATTCTGTCGAGCCTGGTCGCCATCGCGAATCAGGTCCGGTCCATCGTGGTTGCAGCGAGCTCGATCGAGTCCTCGAAGTTGCCCTCGGCGTCCATCTTGGTGTCGATCTTCGACACCCGGCAGACGTAGGACTCGCGGAACCCGCCGCCCTCCATGACCGTGGTCAGCGTGAAGGTGGCCTCGGCTTCGTTGACCTTGAACCAGTCGACCTCGGGCACGCGGCCGATCTGCCGGTACGAGGTCATGTCGATCATAAAACCGCCCTGCTTGCGCCGGAACCCGGCGCCGCGCCGGACGCCGATCGCCATGACGACCTCGGTGGACCGGCCGTCCTTGATGTCGAGAGACTTGACCCGCTCCAGCTTCTTCAGGGCACCGCCGGTGCCGGCGATGTTAACCAAGATCTCTCCCTGTGATGCTACTTCAGACATGTCGGCTCCTTCAGGTCCCGATCAGGACGTTGTGGACCCACGCGATCTGGTGCAGCGGCAGCGCGGGGTGGTAGGGGATGAGCACGTTGGTCCGCCCGGTGCTGACCGGGTCGTGCTCGAGCTGGATGGCGGCCACGTCGGCCTCGACCAGGCGCTGGGAGATCACCTTCGCGCGCGCCTCCGCGCGGAGGATCGCCGCCGCGAGGTCCTTGATCAGGTCGTCGGAGTCCTCCTGCGTGATCCCGTCGGGGTTGGCATCGGCGCCGAGCGCCTGCTCCGAGGCGATGTCGAGCTGGATCGCGATCTCGATGCCGACGCGCGACACGGCGATGTCGCGGTTCCGCTTGTCCGGCTGGCCGCCGGTCGTGGTCTTGCTGGTCACCAGCCGCTCGACGCGCGCGCGGTTCTGCGTGACCGCGCCCGTCGAGTCGATGACGCCGGTGAACACGGTCAGGCCCGCGGCGATCGCGGTCTCGACCTCCGGGCCGGTGTAGAGCACCGCCGCCGCCGGCGGGAACAGCGGGACCGTCGCGCGGTCGTAGCTGGCGTTGGCGCGCTCGCGTGAGAACACGAGCACCGCCGTCACCGCCGCGATCTCCGCGGCCGTGTTCAGACAGCCCTCGAAGTTGGCCACGATGACGCTCTGGTGGTTGGCCGCAGCAGCCAGCGAGGTCGCCGTGCCGATCGTGCCGGGCTCGCCGATGAAGTAGTACCCCCAGGTCTTGGAGCTCGCCGACCACCGCGTCGCGATGTCGGTCAGGATCTGGGTGATGTCCGCGGCCGCGTGGTTCGCGAACGCGATCCCGTCGTAGCGCAGCGGCGACAGCGCCGTGAGCGCGACCTGGTGGTCGGCGACGCCAGATCCGACCACCGTGTTGGCGACGGTCAGGACGACGCCGGCGACCTGCTGCTCGACGGTGACGATGATGTTCGTGCCGTTGATGCCCTTGGTCGGGTGGGTCAGCGTGACGACGTTGGTCGCCACGGTCGGTCGCACCGGCAGCGTCTCGATGATCGCCTGCGCGGCGGCGTGCAGCGATGCGGCGACCGTGTTCTGCGCGTCGCCGACGCGGATGCCGACGATCACCGTGCGGCCGGCGATCTTGACGATCGCGTTACCGTCCGCCGTCGCGGTGCCGACCGCGGTGACGGTCTTGACGTTCGCGACGCCGGCGCCGGGCTCCGCGATCGGCACGGCCTTGACGCGCGGTCCGCGCTGGAACAGCGTCGTCGCCGCGTTCGCCGCGCGGCACGCGATCGCGAGCTCGCTGTTGACGCCGAAAAGCGCGTCGGTCTGCGCCGACTCGCCGACGTCGTACACGGTGCCCGCGACGGCAGTGCCGCTGGCCGCCATGGTCCCGATCAGCGCGACCGTCAGCGGGATCGAGACGAGCGCGCCGCCGGCGTTCAGGTAGTTGAAGACGTGGAACGTCTGCGGCCGCTCGAGGTTGTTGGGCACATTGGTGGTGATGCTCACGACGATTTGGCCTTCCCGACGCGCTGTGCGCGCGCCTCGTGGAGATCCAGCGGAGCGGCGGCCAGGTCGGCTGACGCAACGGCCTTGCCGTCGAGGTCGCACATCACCAGGTCGCCGCGGAGAATCGAGCGATGCACCGTCGTCGAGTAGGCGACGCGCCTGACGTCGCCGGGCGCGACCACCAGCGCTGCTCCGCCGGGCTCGACGCCGTCGGACTTGTGGATCGGGGTCAGGCGCCCCTCGGGCGCCGTGA